AGAGGCTTCACAGCCGGGGTCTCAGGGTCGGTCCAGTCGTCCAGATACACCTCGCCGTAGGTATACAGGTCGATGTTCGGGCTGGTCAGATGGCCGTAATACTTCACGCCGTTAGGCAGGTCGCGGGGGTCGTAGCCGCCGATGTTGATGCGGCGGTTATCGAGGAGCTTCTGCACCTTCTCGTCGTTGACGAAGGCGCGCAGAGCAGCCTTGCCCATGATCACGCGGTCCACGTTGGTGAAGCCGCCGGTCAGCACCTTCTCGGTCCAGTCTTCCAGGTCCTCGATGGGCTTGGCAGCAGTCTTGCCCCACTGCTTCGTGCCGTCCAGCTTGATCTTGTTGGTGAAGCCGAAGTCGATCACCTCGTTCACGCCGGGGCCGACGATGGGGATTTGTCCGGTGACGATGGCCTGCACGCACATCCACTCCTCGCGGCGCGTGGTGGCGTCGTTCAGGCGGTTGTACTCGTCCATCAGCTTGCGGGCCGCGCGCTGGGCCGGGGTCATGCCGCTGTACAGGTCCTCGCCGGGCAGGCGGGTCATGTGCTGGTCTGCCGTGGTCACGTCGTAGGGGTTAATCAGGGGCGGCTTGTAGCTCTCGGTGCTAAAGCCGTTGGCCTTGAGTACCTGCCCGCCCACGCGGGGATGTACGAAGGCGGCCATGCGGCGGTCGCCCTTCACCAGGTCAATGTCCACGCGCTCGGTGGAGAAGGTCTTGATGTTGGTGAAAAAGGTGTCGCGGAAATAAGTGTGGATAGGCGGTGCCTGTCTCACGACCTCCGCCAGATAGCGGGGGGTATAGATATTCACTTCGTTAGGCATATCTCTGTTTCCTCCTTACTTCAAGTAGATGCCGAGGTTGCGCAGCGGGACCTCCACATCAGCGGCAGTCATGCCCGCAGGCAGGACCAGCGCATCAGCGAAGAACTCGCCGGAAAGGTAGATGATGGCGTCCTCGCCGCTCTTGGCGGCTTCGGCGGTCACGCCGTACAGGCCGGTCAGCTTCGCAGCCTCAGCCACGGGAGTGACCTTGCCCTCCGCCAGAAGGACGGGGGTATGGGCGCTCAGGTCAGCGCCCGCTTCCTTCACCGCCGTGGCGATGCGGATGTTGGTGCCTGCGATGAAATACTCAGGCTCGCAGGAAAAAGTCTTTCTTGCCAAATCCATGCTCATGCTGTTGCCCTCCCTTACTTCTTCTGCGCGTTCTGGCCCACGCTCTTGATGGCGTCCAGGAACTCGTCCGTCTTACCGGCAGGGGGCGTGTTCTCCACAGTGCCCGCGCCGCCGTTCTTGGCGTCGGTCTTCGCGTTGTTCAGATACTCGTTGCCCTGCTCCTTGGCGCGCTTCATGGCGGCCTTGGCGTAGTCGCTGGCGCTGACGGGCTTGGTGAACTTCGCCTCGGCGGTGATCTCCTCGCTGCCCGGCAGAGCCATCTCCTCGATGTCGCGGATGCGCTCGCGCTCCTCGTTGGTCGCACGATCAGCCGCCGCCTGCTCGATTTGGTCAACCAGCGCAGGATAAGCCTGGCGCAGGTCGTCCGCAGTCTTGATTTCCATGTTCTGTACCTCCTCGTGTTGTACTCCCGGTTTCATGGCTCCGGGTTTATTTACAAAACGTCCGGCGGCGGTGGGTGCTGCCAAACTGTTCTGCATGAAGGTGGGTGCCTTGTCGAAAGGCAGGTGCATATTCACGCTGTTCACGAACAAAACGCCGTCGCGGTTTTCCACCACCGGCGTTTCCACATCCTCCACAAGCTCGTCCACAAAGCCGTTGTCCTTGGCCTCCTGGCCGGTCCACCAGCTCGTCGCGTCCATCCAGCCGGTCACTTCTTCCTTGTCCCGGCCCGTCTTCTTCGCGTACAGGCTGATGATGTTCTCCTTGATGGTGTCCAGCGCGTTCAAATACTGCTGCATGGTCGCGGCGTCGTAGTAGCCCAGCAGGCCCAGCCGGACCGGGTGGACCATGTAGGTGCTGTCGTTGGCCGCCACAACGCGGTCACAGTGGCAGGCCACGATGGTCGCGGAACTGGCGCACAGCCCGTCGATGCGGGCCACCACGTTCGCAGGGTGCTGTTCGAGCAGATTGCCGATGGTCTGCGCGGCAAAAACATCTCCGCCGCCGCTGTTGATGCGCACCGTGATCTCGCTCACGGCTCCCAGCTTGTCCAGGTCCTCCGCGAACTGCTTGGGCGTTACCTCGTCGCCCCACCACGTACTGTCTGAAATGTCGCCGTACAGCAGCAGCTCCGCTCTGCCTCCGGCCACATTCTGAAACTTCCAAAACGGTTTAGGCATTTCCATTTCCTCCTTCGCTCGCGGCGCTGGACGGGTCCATGATCTCGTCCACCTCCCGCTTTCTCTTGGCCTCCGCCACTCTCTGGCGGATGTTGCGGTTATAATTGCCGCCGGTCATTTGCGCGGTCTCCTCCTGCGCGGTGGAGAAACCGGCCTCCACGCGCTTCGTCGCCGCGCTGATCTCCTGCACAGGGTTCAGGCTCGTTCTGGCCGGGCCGGGCCACGCGCACCCGCTGTAAGCCTTGCGGATGGCCGGGTCCTGGAAGAAGCCCGGAGCCTTGATGCGGTTCCGCGCCACGGCCTCCGCCAGCCACTCCTCATAGATTGGCTGACAAAAACTGTCCACAAAGTCGTCGCGCTGCACATCGCAGGAGCGCCAGAACTCATTCAGGGCACCGCGCGCCGCGCTGTAGCTGGTGGAGAACTGCTTGGAAATGACCTCCGGCGGGATTTCCAGCGCCGCGCCGATCTGCTTGATCATGGCCTCCGTGAACTTGTCGTATCCGGCGTTTGGGTGCTTCGGGTCCGCGAAGGATACGGTTTCGCCGGGGTTCAATCCCACGATAGCGCCGTTGCCCAGCTCCACGCTGCCCTGGTCCTCTGCGTCGATCAGCATATTCTCCGGCAGCATCTCGCCGAACGGGCGATCATCCGTCGCCGTGGCGGGCTGCACGAACACCGTGAACATGGCGGAAATGACCGCCGCGTTGATCTCCGCCTCCGTGTACCGTCCCAACTGCTTAAGCGCTTCCAGCACCGGGGCCAGAACAGGCACACCGCGTAGCTGGCCCGCTCGCTCCCGTGTGATCACATGGACGATGTTCCGCCGCCCGGTCAGCTCACCGCGTGCCTCCACGCGCGTCCATTCCAGGCCGCTGCCCAGCATGGATGTGTCGGAAAGTGGATGCCGGTTGCACACCCAGTAGGCCACCACGCGGCCCTCCGCATTAGTCTCCACGCCCTGTACGATGTTGTGGACCTCATAGCCTCGCACCGTGCACGGGGCCAGCCGGTCGTATCCGTCCGGGCTGCATATCCGGTCCGCCTCCATCACGCGCACCCGCAGGCCGTAGGGCTGGCCGACCTGCTCGCACATAGGCAACGCCGCGAATGCGTCGCCATTCATCAGGTAGCCCAGGTAGGCGAGCTGTTGCAGCTTGTAGAAATTGCCCAGCCCGTCCATGTCGCACTCCGGTGTGTCCGCCCACAAGGAGAACTCCCGGATGATCTTCTCCTGCAGCTCCTCCGTCTGCTCCGCCGACAGGCCCAAAAATGCGCCGTCGATCTGCGGCGCAGGCATCAGGCCGCCCGCCACCACGTTCGTGCGCAGCGTTTTCAGGGCCGAGGCCGCCACCGGCACGCCCATGTAGGCGTCGCGGCTCCTCTGGCGCAGCACGTCGATGTTGTCCTCGATGTCCTCCTTGGAGCTGCCGCCGTGGTATTCCCATCCGCGCATACTCTTTTTTGTCAGGTTCGCGCCGTAGTTGCCGTATCCGCTGTTCAGAAATTGCAGCGCCGTCCGCGCGGCGCTCCTGCGCACCGCATGGACCGGGGCCACGGCCTCGAAGCAGCGGTCAATAAAGTTCCTTGCCATGGCCGCCCTCCTCACACATCACGGGGTACGAAATGGTACAGGCGGTTTCTGCCGCCGGTCGTCTCAGCAGCTTCGGCCTCTGCCAGCTTCGCCGCCCAGTATTCCATTTGCGCCCGGATTTGTTTCAGGTCGGCTCTCGTCAGCATACGGGTCCCGATCTGATAGCTCTGGCCGGTCGCCACGGCTTCCCCCGCCGCCAGCCATGTATTCAGTTTCTTGGAGCACAGCTCCTTGCTGAAAACTGCCATGTTAAATACCTCCACTCAGGCGGCGTCTTCCGGTTGCCCTCTGCCGCCGCTCTGTCTCCGTCTCCTCCGGTCCTTTCAGTACCGGGTTTGCGATCTCTAAGGCAGCGGTGGCGTAGTTGCGCAGGTCAAGCGGCTCGTTTCGCTTGTAGCTCGCGTCCTTGATCTCCCACACCGTCACGCTCCGCCCCTTGCGGAACCGCACCACGGCCTTCTCGCTGGTCAGTCCCCGGAAGTATTGCTCGTCGTATCCAGCCTCCTCGTTCAGCGGGAAGTGGCAGTAGTTCGGCCCCTTCCGCTCCGGCGGCTCGTGCTTGAGGCGCTGATACACCAGCGCCTTGCCCGCGTCTACGCCCAAAACGAACAGCGGTGTCTTCACGCGGTTGTTCGTGGACGGGTTGCGGATATATGGCACCTCCTGTCCGCCCTTGCCCTTGATGGCAAAGATGCGCCGCTCGTAGCGCTCCTTGGTGAAGCGGTAAACCTGATCGGTGTGGTGGCCGCCGCTGTCGATGCAGGTGCACAGGATGGGAAGCTGCGTCCCGTCCTTCTTGCTGAACGTCGCTGTCAGGAAGGCGTCCAGATCGCGCCACACCTGTTCCTTGAGCATATCGCCGTATATCTTCTGGTAGCGAATGCCCCAGCTCTCCTTGCCGACGCCCCAGCCCACGACTTCCACCTCGAAGCGGTCGTCCTGAACGTCCACACCTGCCGTCAGCACCAGCACATCCTCCGGCACCTGGGCGTCGTATACCTCGCGGCGGTTCACCAGTTCGGTGTCTTCCAGCCACTCGCCCGGCTCCTCCCAGGTCTCGCCCAGCTCTGTGTTCACCCACGTTTTCATCTTCTCCGGGTCGCCCTGGTCCAGCATCTCCTTGGCAAGCAGGAACTTCTCCACGACCTCCTGCCACCCGCAGAAGGTGGAGGCCAGCGTGTTCAGGTGGAAGCCCCGCGCCGCCGCGCCCGGATTTGCCGCCACGAAATGCCCCTTGATCTCCTGGGCCTTCCAGGCGTATTCACTGCTTTCGCGCCCGCAGCGCTCGCACTTGTGGCGCACGCCCTTTTTCAGGTCGTGCCGGTCGAATACGATGTTGGCCCAACGAAGGGGCTGATAATGCCCGCACTTCGGGCACGGTACGTTCCATTCCTCCCGCGTCGTCTCCTGGAACTCCGTCTCGATGCGGCTGCTTCCCTTGATGGTCGGTGTCGATACGATAACGGTCTTCTTGTCCCAAAAGGTCGTTTGTCGCTTCTGCGCCAGGAGCAGCGGGTCGCCCTCTGTTCCGGCGCTGGCCGGGTAGCGGTCCACCTCGTCGCACAGCAGCACCTTGATCGGTCGGCTGGCAAGGCTCGCCGGACTGTTCGCGCCGATGATCGTCACGTGTCCGCCCGGAAAGTTCTTCTTCAAGATCGTGTTGCCGGAATAGCGGCTCTTGGTGTCTACCAGCACCCGCAGCACCGGCGTGTCCCGTATCATGGGTGCCAGGAAGTCCTTACTGAACGTCTGGCCCATTTCGAGGGTCGGCTGCATCACCAGCACCGGCGCGGGATAGTAGTGCATATAGTAGCCGAGCATATTCATCAGCATGGCCGTCTTGCCGATTTGCGCGGCGGACATGACCACGACCTTGCGCACGTGCTGGTCGCCGATGGCGTCCATGATCTCCCGCTGATACGGCGCGTTGTCCGTATGCCACCGGCCCGGCGTGGCGCTGTTCTCCGCACTCAGCATCCGGTAGGTGTCCGCCCACTGGGATAGCGTCAGCTCAGGCGGCGGTTTCAGCACCGCCACACATCTGGCGAACATCTCCGCCGTCTGCTGGGCAAGCTCAATCGTCCGGCGCTTTTTCTTCATGGTCCGGCTCCTTCTCACCCCGCATCATCCGCTCATACTCGGCGCGCTTGCATACGGGGAGGGAACACAGCACCTTCTCGCTCGTGCCCGTCCACAGTTTCCATACGCAGCCCGCGCATGGGTCCTTATTCTTCTTTTTCTCCATCCCCGTCCTCCTCTTGTGCAAAGGCCACGTTGAAGTCCCGCAGTTCCTCAAGCGTCTCGTCGATGGCGTGTTTCAGCTCATCGAAGATGCTGGCCTGGTCTCCGCCCATTGCCGCCAGAGCCGGGGACAGCTTCGCAGGCAGGGAGAGGAAACGCCCGCGAATATTCAAAAGCATAGTCTTGATGCCGCTCTCGATCTCCTCCGTCCGGTGCAGCTCGCCGCGCCGCAGCGCATTTTCCATCTCCGCCGCCTCCCGCTTGGCGCGGGTCAGGCCCGCCCGCTCGTCGGCAAGGCTCCCGCTCCGCAGGTAGGAGATGTACCGCCGCGTAGTGGCGCGCAGGTCATAGAGGCCCGGTGCCTGCTCCTCGATGATGC